TTTAGATAGTCCCGAGTATCAATCTGTTTTTAAAACTAGACTCAGAGAAGATTCGCAAGCCGCAGGTAAATGGGAAACAGAACAAGGTGGTGAATACTACGCAGCTGGTGTCGGGTCAGCAATAACAGGTCGTGGTGCAGATTTACTTATTATCGATGATCCACATACAGAACAAGATGCCATGAACAGAGATGCTATGGATAAAACTTTTGAGTGGTATACGTCAGGTCCTCGTCAACGTCTTCAACCAGGCGGTGCTATTGTCTTGGTTATGACAAGATGGAATACAAAAGACTTGACCGGTAGACTGTTAGGCACGCAGCGAGAAGCCAAAGCTGATCAATGGGAACTAATACAGTTTCCTGCAATCATGCCTAACAAGATTCCTTTGTGGCCAGAGTATTGGAGCAGAGATGAATTAGAAACAGTCAAAGCATCTACGGGTGTACAGAAATGGAATGCTCAGTATATGCAGAATCCAACTTCAGAAGAAGGAGCTATCATCAAACGAGAATGGTGGAGAGTTTGGGACCATGACTGGATACCTGCATTAAAGCATGTCATACAATCTTACGATACAGCTTTCTCTAAAAAAGAGACAGCAGACTTCTCAGCCATCACAACCTGGGGTGTTTTTTATTTAAATGATGATAGTCCTGCAAGTTTAATATTATTAGATGTTCAAAAAGGACGATACGACTTTCCAGAACTAAAACAAAAAGCTTGGGAGCAATATCGCTATTGGGATCCTGATACAGTTATTATTGAAGCCAAAGCATCTGGTCAGCCTTTGATAGACGAGTTAAGAAAAATGGGACTACCTGTTGTCAAATATTCTCCGTCAAAAGGAAATGACAAGCATACTCGAGTAAATGCTGTTGCACCTTTGTTCGAATCTGGTATGATATACGCTCCTAATCAGGAATTTGCTGAAGAGATGATTGAGGAATGTGCAGCTTTTCCTTTTGGGGATCATGACGATCTTGTTGACTCAATGACAGGTGCCATCATGCGTTTCAGACAGGGTGGCTTTGTATTACATCCTGATGATTTAAAAGAAGAAAAACTAGTGAAAAGGAGCACTAAATATTATTAACCATGGGACCAATAGCATTAAAAATATTAACAGTCTTACAAAAGCTTTACGGTAAAAGTTTTATTAATAAAACTATTGGCACAAAGTCAAACGTGGTTAAGCCAAAAGAATTAGATACTAACGCTCCTACAAAAAATATGTACTCTCCTGATGCTTTTAGAGATCCAAAGCTTCAAGGTATGATTGACGATAAGATACAAGAGTATGCTCCGTATGTATTCTCAAATAAAAATCAAAGAGAACTGATGAATTATTTGGACAATGCTGAACAATTATTAAAACAAAAGAAAAGAGACTTTGGTGTTACAGATCAATTAGAGTCAGTTGGCAAACAAAAACCTGAAGCAGATGTTCTTGATATTACAACAGGTAAAAAAGCTGAAGGCATAGAAACATTAAAAGAAGATTTAGGTTTACCTCCAGAAGTAAGTCCAAAAACTAAAATGGGTAAAAACTTACAAGAACTTAAACGTGTAACAAAAGAAGCTGACCTACAAAGAAAAGATATTGATGACACTATGGATAAAGGTCTAGAAGATATATTTAGAACTTTTATGCAACAACCTGGTAGAGATACAGTCATGGAAGGTAAACGAAGAGCTGTTATTAGAAAAATTTTATTAAAAGACGATAGAATAAATTTACCTGATGATGTCAAAGAAAGTTTAGAAAACTACAATGACTTAAGAGGTGGCGGAACAAAAGAGATGGACCCGTTAACTATTTTTGATACGTATTACAAAAGAGATACTGGCAAACTGGAATCACTAGATAGTATTATTGATACAGCAAAAAATGAAGTTGACGCAGCAGGTGAATTTAAATTTCTTGAGGATGGGTTTGATTTATTAGACGATCCTAAACCACCTAAACCTCCTAGAGATAAAAAAGCTGGTGGCGGTCTTAGCTACTTAATGGGGATGTAATATGGCTGACGAAGTAATGTTTGGCACACCAGAAACTTGGGGCTTAAAAGTTGGAGAGTTTATTGAAACTCAACTGCCACAAGAGAAACCACAAGAACTTTTAGATTTACAAGAACAAAATAGAAAGCAAAGACTTTTAGATTCTTTACAAAAGATTGGTCCAGGTTTAATGGATGAGTCTTTAAATTTTATTAGGAGAGAAGAACTTAGAACAGGTACAAATCAATTTGGAGAATCTTTGAGAAAGAATCCAGAAACTGTAGCAAAAATTAAAAAAATGTTTCTTGAAGAAAAAATTCCAGCTCAAGAAATTGCGAAAAGATTATCTATGTCTAAACAAACACTTTATAGAATTTTAAAAGATGAAAAAATACCTACTCTTGAAACAACACAAAGAAATGAAAGATTTTCAAAATTAAAAGAATTAGTGGAAGAGGCAAACAAAGGTGATAAATTTATACCGATGCAAGATTTAATAAAGAAGGCGGGAATTAAATCAAAAGATACGTTTTATTATAAAAACCTTAAAAAATTTAATATTCCTAAATTAGAGAATCAAAGAGACAAAACAAAAAAAGTTTTTAATTCTATTGTTAATGACCCAGACACACCAATAAAAGAACTTCAAGCTTTCTCAAAAGCCATTGCTGACCGAACAGGTTTAGATAAAACTGGTACACGGAAGACAAGTACTAATTTCTTTCTAAACAACCTTCCTGAATATAAAGCTTTTAAACCTATTTTAAATAAAATTGTACAAGCAGGATTTCAAAAAAAAGCACAAGGCATGACTTTGGGTGAAGTAGGAAAAATAACAGAGCAAGTGAAACAAAGAGTTCCCGCTATGACGTTCACCTCTCCAGAAAAATTTATTATTCAATCTGCTAAAAGACACGTTGCAAAAGGCGGAGATAAAATTAAGTTTGTTAAAAAACCAGGTGACTTAGATGCAAAAGGTAATCGTATTACAGATTTTGATTCAGAGTTTATTTATAAAGATAAAAAATATAACTATAAACAACTTTTAAAAGAGGGTAATAAGATACCTGCGTTCAAAGAGATATACGAATCATTTGATGATTTAAATAAATTATTATCTAAAAAAGCAATACACCCTGTTACGAAAGAAGAAACCACACTTAAAAACGTAATGGCGGATGCTTATGGAAAAGGAGCGGGATATGGAAAAGGAAGATCCTCTTATGAAATTGATCATTTTAAAGGTGTAGAAACAGAACCTTTTTCTAATTTAAGAGTATTACCAAGAAGAATTAATGCGGCGGCAGGACTTATAAAAGAAATAGAAGGACAAGCAAAATTAGGTTTGTTAAAAACAAAAGACTATGATCCTGAAAAGGCGAAGAGTTATATTAAAAAAATAGGTTATGATTATACAAAAGATATAGACACTTTAGCAAACGATGAATTAAAATTAGCTGAAGACATTTTAGTAAGAAATAGAGAATTAGACACACCTATTCAAATTGCAAAAAAAGCAGTGCTTGAAAAAACAGAAATTCCTGCTGCAAAAAAATTAACTGCTTTACAAGAACTTGCATCAAGAACTGGTGCAGGTATTGATCCAATACTCGCAGCAAAAGCTGGTTACGAAGAAATTTTAAAACCTATTGGCAGAGGAGCTTTGACCACAGCAAAAGTTTTAGGACAACCAAGTATAGCTGCAGGTTTCGCAGCCGATGAATTAAGACAAGGTAATATTAAAACAGCTGGCTCAATGTTGCTGGCACCTGAACTTGTTGGATCTTTTGCACCCGCAGGAAAAGGTATATTATCTACAATAGGAAGAGTAGCAGCCAATCCATTTGGAAAAGCTGCAAGAGCATTTACACCTGTTGGATTAGCAACCATTGGAGCTGGTGCATTAAAAGATGTTTACGATGAGTATCAAAGACGAGAAGCTTTAACAGATGAAGAGAGATTAGAAGAAGATTTAGAAGCACAAGAAAAATTTGATGAGACAATGATTGGTGCAGCTGAAGGTGGCAGAGTTGGTTTTAAATTTGGAAAGAGGGTTGGTCTTAGTTCATTAGGTCCTATGTCAGATTTAGTAACGAGTCCTGATGGTATTGTTATGAAAGGTTATCCAGAAAACATAGATTTTGATTTTAATTATATGAAGAAAAGATTTGAAAAAGAAAGTAATGAACCAATACTATATAGCGATGGAACAACTTACTATCCTGAATATAATACTTTTCTTAACGAGGATAACGATGAAGTTGAAGGCCCATCAAAAGGAGCAGAACCAATTAGAGAAGGTTTGCGAAAAACGTTTGATGCAACAGATCTTAAACAAGAATATTTTGAGGCAGCAAAAGGTGGCAGAATAGGTTTTGCTGATGGACCAGATGATCCAAGCAAAAGAAAATTTATGAAGTTCATGGGCATAATGTCATTATTGCCATTCGGTATAGGCAAAGCATTTAAGATGGCAGAAAAAGCAGCACCTGTTGTACAACAATTAAAAAACACATCTACATCAATGCCAGAGTGGTTTCCTAATATGATAAATAAAATTATGTTTGGTGGCGCAGGTAAAAAGATAGATGCAGACATAATGTTATACGAACCAAAAGAATTACCAGGCATACAAATTTACAGACACGATGATGGTAAAGTTTTTGTATCTGGTAAAAATGAATATGGAAAATCTTATGAGATTGAATATGAACCACCAGGTTATGAGTTGTTAGATGAAAAAACAGGCAAGTCTGTAAAAAAACCAGGTGATTTTATAGCTCAAGAAGAAGTGCCTGTTAACGTAGATCCCGATGGTAATGCTGATTTTGATGTAGAAGTTCTTGACGATCTAGATCAAATATTAGGAGCAGACACAGCACGTATGGAAGAATTTGCAACTGGTAAAATTACAAAAACAGTCAAAGACATGACAGGCGACTCAGGTATGAAAAGAGGTCAATACAACGTAGGTCGAGCAGAAGCTAGAGCAGAACAAGCTATGGAGGAGGCACGGGAATTATCAGATGAAATTGACTAAAACAATACCCCCTAAATCAGGTCCTCAGTCTGAGGGCTTGCTTATTAATTACAATACTGTTAAACCTGTAAAATTGGAGAAAATAAATGGCAGACATAGACAAATCTCTTCCAAACGTAGAGCAAGAGATAAAAGTACCAGCACCTGAAGAGTTAGAGATTGCTGAAAAAGAAGAACAAGCGGCAGCTAAAGAACCTGTCGAAGTAACTGAAAACGAAGACGGATCAGTTGATATAAATTACGAACCTTCAATTGGTTCGGTAGAAGGTGGACAAAACCATTACGATAATTTAGCTGAACATTTACCAGATGAAATTATAGGAAGATTAGGTTCAACTCTTTATCAAAATTATACAGATTACAAAAATTCTAGAAAAGATTGGGAAAGAACTTACAGAGAAGGTTTAGATCTTTTAGGATTTAAATACGATAATAGAACAGAACCTTTTCAAGGTGCAAGTGGTGCAACACATCCAGTGTTAGCAGAAGCTGTAACACAATTTCAAGCGTTAGCTTACAAAGAATTATTACCTGCAGATGGACCAGTTAGAACACAAATTTTAGGATTACCAACTCCAGAAAAAGAACAACAATCTCAAAGAGTAAAAGATTTCATGAATTACCAAATCATGGAAAAGATGCAAGATTATGAAGCAGACTTTGATTCGTTATTATTTCATTTACCGTTAGCAGGATCTGCTTTTAAAAAAGTGTACTACGATGAGACAGCAACAACAGCTGTTTCTAAATTTGTACCAGCCGATGATTTGATTGTTCCGTATACGGCTACCTCATTAGACGATGCGGAGTCTATCATTCATCGCGTGCAAATATCTGAAAACGAATTAAGAAAACAACAAGTTGCTGGTTTCTATAGAGACATAGAATTAAAACCAGGACCAGTAAATGAAACTGAAGTTGAAAAAAAAGAACGAGAGTTAGAAGGACAATCAAAAGGAAGAGAAGATGATACATTTAATATTTTAGAGTGTCATGTTCATTTAGATCTAGAAGGCTTTGAAGACTTAGGACAAGACGGTGAGCCAACAGGAATTAAACTTCCATACATTGTAACTATCGAAGAAAATTCTAGAGAAGTTTTATCAATCAGAAGAAACTATGAAGTAAATGATCCGTTAAGAAAAGCTATTAGTTATTTTGTACATTTTAAATTTTTACCAGGACTTGGTTTTTATGGTTTTGGTTTAATACATATGATTGGTGGATTATCAAGAACAGCAACATCTGCATT